TGAGGTTTGCGTATCGCGTGCCCTCCAGCATGCCACTCATATTTGTACCATTGGTAAGGTCTGGACGATCACCCGCTTTGATCACCAGGTTCTCGGCACCGCGGAACATGTTTTCCATGGTTGTCCATGACAACGCTAGGTTAATTATTAAAGACACCCCACAAATCTATGGTAAAAATAATATTCTTAACGAAATCATTAAAATGCAGTATAAAACTGGGTGTGCCAAAGTTGTTTATATAGATGATACGCTTACTGATGAAGAAATGGCAGGACTATTTACAGCTTCAAAAGTTGTAGTACACCCTTACAGAGCTGAAGGTTTTGGTATGCACATTCAAGAAGCTGTAGCATGCGGATGTTTACCGATTTTACCTGATAAAGGACCGCACGAAGATTTTATTCCTAACGATATAGGTTTAAGAATTCAAACTAATCCGAAAGCTGTAGATATAACTTCTAGTCAAATATTTGCTCAAAAACCAGGAGACGCTTTTACTATGATGAACTCTCATACTTTTATGAATGAACCAGATGGACAATCTTTAGCAAAAGTGATACAATATATTTATCACTCACACGATAAAAAAGAACATTTTTCTAAATTAGAAGGTCTTGAAATGATCAATAGTTGGGAAAATGTTGTAAAATCTTATGCGAAAGTTTTAGAGGATGTTCATGCACGAAAAGTACCAGCCATCAGACACAGATATTGATAAATGGTTTGCGGAACTGGAGGCCGAGCTTGAATCTAACAAAGATGAAGAAGAGCTCTCAAGATTAGCACAGTCACATTTAGAACGACAAAAACCTTCATTAGAAGATAAAATATTACAGGATTTTCACGGACACGCCCCAATCATTGATGATTCTTACTCTGGTAAATTACCAGATATTACTCCTAAAGCTAGAATATTTATTACTCAGAATTTGGAAGAAGGACAGTTTTTCAGATTTGGTGTTACAGGAGGAGGATGCTCCGGTTTTAATTATGGTTTTGATGTGGATACAGAAGTTAGAGATGAAGATATTCAGTTTTCGGATTCACCACCAGCTTTAGTAGATCGTGAATCTTTACAGTTTTTGTACGGAACTACTATAGATTTAGAAGACAAAGGAATGAACAAGCTTCTCAAAGTTGATAATCCAGGAGCTAAAGCTTCTTGTGGTTGTGGTACAAGCTTTGCCTTTGATGAAGATCTGTTGGATATGTATTAATGAAAAGCTATAACTGGATAGTAAATGAAAGTGGGTTGCCTTGGTTAAAACTTGATATTGAGTTTAACTATGAAACCATGCTTAAAGAAGCTGTTGCATTAAAAGATCGTTTTGTTAAGCATCGTGATAATGATGGAGTTGGTGGTTATAGACATAAAGGCTGGCGTAGTTTAGCAATTCATGGTATTTCTGCTGAAAAAACTAATCATTATGAACAGTATGGTTATAAGTCTAATGAAGAAACTCCTTATCGTTGGACTGAAGTATCTGGCTTATGTCCTAACACTGTTTCTTTTTTTAAAAATGTATTTCCTTATAAAAAATATTTTAGAGTAAGATTCATGTTATTAGAGCCAGGAGGTTATATTACTCCACACACAGATATGTTTGAAAATAGACTATCACCTATTAATATGGCTTTAAATCATCCAAAAGGATGTAAAATGAAGATGAAAGGTCATGAAGGGGTTGTTCCTTTTAAGGCAGGAACAGCTATGATGTTAGACGTAGGAAATGAACACGCGTATGTAAATGAATCTAACGAGGATCGATATCATATTATTGTTCACGGAATTAAAACAAAAGAATTTGAGGATTTAGTAGTACGTAGCTATGAGAAAAATGGGTATTAATAAAAATTATGTGGTAGGTATTTATGATGATGTTAGACATAATAATCTACCTATCGATCAAAAAAGAAAAGAAATTACTGAATTTTTTACTAGATTCAAATATTTTGGACCAATTATTGTTAAAAAAAATATTAATGACGTATTAGATGAAGCTTTATCTTATGGTGTTGACTATTGTATTATACAGTCTGTTGGACATATTATTAAAGATGTATCTTTTTTTCAGTTTATTGAACGATGGATTAAAGATCAAAACTTTTTTGTGACAGGTCATATAATGGATAAAGCACAAAAAAATAAAAATAATCCTGAAGGTGCTAATGGTTACTACGGTCTACACAAACAATGTATGCTTGTTAACTTAAAATATTATGAAAAATTTGATCGACCAGTATTTGGAGAAAAAACAACAAAAGAAGAATTCGTAATCAAGGCTAACAGACATTCAAAAGATATTCATGACGATTATACTCCACTATCTTTAAAACCTACAGAAGAGTTAACTATTTGTACTCCACTTGTAGATGGTTGGAATTTTATAAATACAAGTTTAGCTAATGATTTAACTGTTTATAATTTTCACCCTAAAATTAGAGAATTAAAACAGTATATTTATCCTACTACCAGTGCAGCAGAACTAGAACATCAATTATCTTGGATAAATAATATAGTTAGCTTTGCCCCAAAATGTGTATTTTTTTGGAATACAGAAAACTATATCGATCTAGATTATATTAAGATATCAGATCCTATTAAAAAACTATACTCAGTCGCAGCGAGTTTTAAACCAAATATGATTTTAAATCGTTTTGGTTTTACTGAAGATACTGAGGTAGTTTATTATGATTATAGTAAACCAGCACTATCTTTCAAGAAACTATTAGTTACACAATGGGATGGCGAAGATTATCCTGCTTTTTTAGATTGGGCAGTTGCAAAATATAAGATAGATGAGACAGGTGGTAATGAAACCCAGCATCTTACAAGACGAGAGCTGTGGGAAAGAGAAATTAAATGGTGGGGATCAGAAAAAGCTATTAAAGAACACTGGGATCAATATAGAAAACTCAAACATTCTTATATACACTGTGATGTTTGTAAAAATCCAGATAAGGTAACATCAAGTATTACACCTAATAACTCTTCGATAATTTGGTGGAGCAATGCTTTTCACACTGTTAATGCACAATATTTAAGAGGACTTTCTGGTGTTAAAGAGTGTTATGAGACGTGGTGTAATCAGGTAGAGGAAAAGAACCCCAATATTTGGATATTAGGAAAAGATTATTTAGATAGACCAGTTGAGGGTACACAGATAAAGGACTATTTGTATGCTTACAATTCCGAAAACAATAATTGACTTTAATTTTAAACATTGGGATAAACTAATATTCGAAGCACATACAGATTATGATTTAGCTGATTGCGTAGATGCAATTGCTATTAAAAGTGTAGATGGTACAGTACACAACTTTTATAGAGAAGGTAATACAGAACACCCTGAAGATTTTTCTTATACAGCTTATTATAAGTTATTTAAACCTTTAGTAGACTATTTTAATATTAAAACTACAAGAGTAAGAATACACAGGCAACTTCCAGGCAACAATACACTTCTGCACACAGATGATAATAATTTAGGCATTACAAATCCAGAAGAGTATAATTTAAGACTTCTTACAGCATTAACTGAAAGCGATGATTTTATTTATCAATTTGAAAACAACGGTGAGTTAGAGCAGATCAAATTAAAACGGGGACAATCAGTTATTTTTGATCCAGATGTAATAGCACACGGTATGATTAATAATTCAAAAACAGAAACGAGATATTCGCTAATACAGGTATTTAAAGCATACACAGTAACCCCTTGGCTAAAAGATTTTATTAATAAAGAACAGATTGTCACATTATGAATATAGATTTTGGAACAGCATTTCATAAACCTAACGGAAACGCTGTAAAAGTAACAATAAACGAATTTAGAGAAAAACTATATCTACATATTAGAGAATATGCGATGGATGGAGATACAGGACAATGGTATCCAACTAAATCAGGATTTTCTATTCCTGCTGACGAGGTCAGCTCTCTTATACCCCTACTTGAAGACGCAAGTAAAGCGGTTGCCCAACGATACGTATGGAACAACCAGCTTGAATTAGAATTGGAGTAAATAATGAGCGTTAAAGCTTGGAATGACGAACAAGAAGCAGAATTAATTAAACTGTATACTGAAGAAAACCAAAAAGATGTATATGAATTAGCTTCTCACTTCTCAAAAGGTTATAGAAGTGTTATAAGTAAATTAGTTCAATTGAAGATTTATGAAAAACCTGAAATTGAAGAACAAGATCGTTCTTTAACTGTTAAAGTAATGCTTCGTGAACTTGAAGAAATACTGGAAATTGAAGTTGAAGGTGTTAATCTTAATAAAAAAGAAAATCTTCAAAAACTTCTCTATGCTATTAAACAAAAGGTTAAATAATGGCCGCAAAAAAGAATCGTAATAATAAAGTGTGGATGATTCCAGAAGGTGAAAAACGTGATTCAGCTTCTTATCATTTTATTCACGCAAAAACCTTAACTCAACTACGTAATGCGCAAAAGTTGCGTATGCGTAAGTATCACCCTAAACTTCGCCAACATGTTTGGTTTGTTGAATCAAAAATGCCGCCGCACTCAAAATAGGAGACTCTATGGAAAAGTATGAAACTTTTGAACAATTTCTTGATAGAAAAACAAAAGAAGAAGCGGTTGAACGAAAAAGCAGAATTGAAAATTCTCGGTCTCATCATGATATTGTAAATCCTAAAATTTATGAATCTCCAGACGGAGGTAAAACGATATATGAACGCAATCTTGGTGAAACTACTCGTAGACAGATTTCTTCTTCGCCTGAAGAGAAAAAGATACGTGATTACCTAAATCGTGATGTAGACATGGTAAATCACCCACCTCACTATAATAAGGGCATTGAAACTACAGCCTATATTGACTCTTGGGATATGGGTTTTTCACAAGGTAACGTTATAAAGTATGTTACTCGGTATAATCTTAAGCATAATCAAAAGGAAAAACAGCTTGAAGATCTTAAAAAAGCTCGTTGGTATCTTGATGATTTAATTAAAATGGTAGAAAACTCTTAAATAAATTAAATTTACATGAAAAATAAGTCAGATAATAATTTAATTAAGATGGT